AGAAGATACGGCGGCTTTGACGGATGAGGAGATCCGGGCCGCCTTGGGCCTTTACCCGGATGACTGGAAGAAAGCCAAGCTGGCACTGGTGGAGAGCCTTTGCCGGCGCTTTGCCTATGAAGTGGACACTAAGACCAGCAAGCTGACTCTGTCCCTGAGCCAGCGGGCGAAGGCATGGCAGGAACTGTATATGGAACTGAAGGAAGAAGTTGAGGCCGAGGAGATAAGCCTGCCGATTTCCGTAGGTGAAAATCAGGGACACAAACCATATTTTTATACCGGTATGATGCAGAATATGGCCGGAGGAGGAACGGAGCAGACATGATAAACGCCAGAGGGATGTACCTGCGGCCAGGGAACCTGTTTAAGGATTTCCAGGTGGTGAAATCGGAGACAGTGCTGGAGAAGGGAAAAACAGTGGAGATAGCTGAAATGACCGGCATACTCATTCGCGGATGCCTGGAGGATGCCACACCAGAAGAGAAAATGCGCTGGGATCAGCCACAGCACCCAGTTTCCCATTCCATCGTCCAGGCTGGGCCCCCAAAGGCAAAGCAGGGGTGGATCTTGAAATGGTTGGGGAGGTCTTATCGGATTAACGGCGTTGATTCCTGCGGGGAACTGGGAATAACGACGATCTATTATGTGGAGGAACGGAGGGACAATGGTGCTTGAATACTCAGCGGGAGCCAGAATACAGATGGCTGTCAAGCGATACTGCCAGCGTACAGTAAACCGGATCCGGGCAAGTGGCTGGGTCGGAGTCCAGTACCTTAGAAATGCGGAGCTCAAGGTTCTTAGCGGGCAGAGGAGCGGGCGGCGTTATAATGTACCAGGCACGGGGCGAGTTAAATATTATAAGCGTACCCACAGGGCTGCCGTCACATACCGTAGGTACACTGCCTCTGCTCCCGGGGAGGCCCCAGCTGTAAGGACTGGGGTATTCCGTACCAGCTGGCAGATGGTTGTAAGGGACAGGCCGAACGGAGTGCTGCTGCGGTTGAATACGAGCGAGAATAGGAAACGGTATCCGGGATACCTGGATAAAGGAACCAAAAAAATGGCTCCCAGGCCGTATGCAAAGCCAATCCAAGACATGGCTGTTCCGCAGGTTCGCAGAGTCTATCAGAACATGAGATTATAGAAAGGGGAATGTGCATATGGCGATCTTGACAACAACAAAGAGGCCGGCTTTTGATAGGGCGGCAGTTATCCGGGGAGCATTTATCCTTGGCCGCCATAAAAGCTGGGAAAAAGGAGTTAATGGTCTTGTGGCTGATGTGACAGAAAACGAGTTGCTGGTGCAGTTCCTCCCTGAAATCCGCAATGTGACAAACCATTACCGGATCCCGGCAGAGGAAGTAGCGTCTGGGGAATGGGAACTGCGGATCTCGCCTGACTTGCAAGAGATTGAGGAGGTAGGGAAAATTGGAACTGCATGAGCTGATTTGGGCTAGGTTGTCTGGGGATCAGGATGTAACAGGAAACTTGACCAGATTTTGTGGAACCCCCGCGGTATTTATAGACGAGGTTCCACAGGATGGTGCGGCAGGCTGGGGT